TGCCTATGTCAACAATATGTTCTCTCATATGATATATAAATTGTATCCCTGCTTCAACATCGCTGCCACCACCATCATTAAAATTAACTGTTTTAGTTAAATTTTCAACATCACTTATAGTTTGTTCCATCATTTACTTGTCAACCAATCCCAAAAAGTTTTTCTCTTTTTAGTTCCTATTAGTTTTTTTATAAAAGATAAAATTTTATTTTCCTCTCCTACAACTCTTGGTGTATATACAGTCTTTTTTGGTCTTCCTCTTTTATTTGCCATTTTACTCTCCTTGTTTTTTTGGGACAGACTTTGGGACGCAATATGCTTTGACCCAAATTCTGCTGTCCCCTGCCAGTGAGGGATCGAGGTTTTGTGCCCTAATTTTTGCTGCAATTCTAAGACACGCATCCAGATCACTGAAATAAACTGCCTCCTGTACTGTTCCTGATAAAAATACGACAAGCAACCATGTCATTTACCATTGCCATTCCTTGTCTTTCCCCATGTACTAAAACCGAAAAATGTTGCGACAATACCTGATTGTGCAACTAAAAATGTATTTAAAAAACCACTAATGCTATTTAATCTTTCTATTGCTATTAATGGTGTAAATAAAACTGCAACAGCAATACAAACAGAACCCATAGCAACCCACGCCATTGCTCTGTGCTGATCCATCATTTTATCGATATTTTCTAGATGAACAAGTTCTTTGTGTAAAGACAGTTCTTTATCTGTTATTTCACCATCACCATCAAGGTCTGCTTCTTCATATATAGAACCTTTTTCAAGTTTCTTTTGAGCCATTATGAAACCTTTAATATGATTCCAACAAGTAAAACAATTATTGTTCCAGCAGAACCAAAAAGAATTTGCTCAATTCTTTTTATCCTTAAAATGGTTTCTTTCCATCTTTCTTCTAATTGAGTTTCCAAAACTGTAATCCTCTTATCTAAATCATTTATCTTCATCATTTTTAACTGATTTTATTAAAGCACCAACAAAATGATCTTTTGCTTTATCAATTTGATCTTTTTCAAAAGTCAATTTATTACTTTTTATTTGAAGATCTTGTATTTGCTTAATATAATATTTTTGCTTTTCATCAAGAGATTCTGAATTATAATCTTTTCCATTTATTTGTATAATATTTTCTTTATTCATTAACTGCTCCATAGTGTAAAATCATCTGCATAGAAAGTTTCTATTTTAGTTTTATAAGTAGATTTTAAAATTCCAAGTGCTTCTTCATCTTTGTCATGTGTGCTTGGATTCCAATCTTTTTCAATAAGTTTATAAATATCATCTTGATATTGATGGTCTTTAAAAATTGCTTTTAAAGATTTTTGAAGGTCAGCATCAAATTTAATTGTTGTGCCTATAGTCTTATATTTATCCAACCAAGATTTTTGAGTTGTAAAATAATCATTTGGTGTTCCATCTATTTGTGCAATTCCTTCTTTAATTTGGTCTGCTACATTAGTTGATTTAAATATACCTTCACGATTATCGCCTTCTATTTTATTTGCCTTATAAGCATAAGTACATTCTTTTATAGCTGACCAAAATCTTTCATATGGTTCTCTGACTATAGCTATGTAATGTAAATCTCTATCTTCTTGCAAATAAGTATTTATCATTTGACATAAAGTAACACCATTTTTAGCTATGCCAATGAGTCTATAATTAATTGTACTCATATTATTCTCCTTATAGATTTGCTGTTATAGTTTGAGAATCAAATAAAGCATTTAGAAACATACCACGGAGATGAATAGTACATGATGCAGCTGTAAATGTTCCAGTTGTAACTCTTAAAATTAATTCACCATTATTTGAACCAGCAGATTTTGAGTTTGTTTGGTCTGTGTTAAAATAAGCATTATCAGAACCAATTTCGTTTGCTCCTTGATTATAACTACCCATATCAAGTAAAGATGTATATTTTACTGACCAACTACTTCTTCCTTGATGCGTATTTGCAGCCAATCCATATATTCTTTGAAAAGCACCAGTTGGATAATTTGGATCAAGCATCATAATGTGAACTTGACAAGCTATACTACAATAATAATCATTTTGATTAATTGTTATTAAATTTGTGGTGGTTGCAGCACTTACATTCGATGATTTATAAATATCTCTATAGTAAAATATATTTGCTGGCATTGGTCGTTTTATATAAATACCACCATGTGCGTGTTGTGATACAAATTCTCGACTTATTTCGCCTAAAGCATTTCCAAGAGGTGCTCTTAATTCATTAGAGAAATACCCTGCATCTTCATCAGTTTCGTATTGTTTACAAAACAATCTTCCATTTACTGTTGGAGATGAACCAGATGCAAATTGAACACCACCAATAACAGCATCATCTGCAACACTTGTTGACGTTGTTCCTATTTGTAAAACTGGACCAGTTGTTGCTGCCGAATGTAAATTTAAACCTGAATCAGCAACATGAGTTAATGTAATATCATTGTCTGCACCAAAACCTAAAACTGCTGCATCACTATCTAATTTTAAATCATTGCTTACTGTGACTGCTGTAGATGCATTAAGATCAATGGTTGCTTCGCCATCTATTCTTAGAACACCATCACCAGATTGTTGTATAAAACTTGCAGCATCTCCAAATGTTAATTTGTTTGTAGAGTTTAAAGTAAGACCTGTGCCATCTGTGTGTGTAAGAGTGGTGTCGTTATCAGCACCAAAACCTAACACTGCACTATCACTCAATAGTTTTACATCATCACCAAACACAGCATCTTTTGCTATAGACAATCCACCATCAGTTTGTAGAGAACCATCAGTCGTTGATGTTGCTTCTGTGGTGTCATCTGTTACTATTCTTCCACCGACAGTAAGAAGACCAGAAACATTTACTTCAGTTGAAGCATTTAAGTCTATAGTTGCCTCGCCATCTATTCTTAATACACCATTAGATGATTGCTGAATAAAACTTGCAGCATCTCCGAATGTTAATTTATTCGTGCCATTAAGTGTTAAACCAGTTCCATCTGTATGAGTTAAAGTTGTATCAGTATCTGCACCAAAACCTAAGACTGCAGAGTCAGATTTTAAAGTTAAATCATCGCCAACAGTTAAATCAGTTCCTACTTTAAATGCTGTCGCGAAAATACTTGCGACAGCTGCACCAGTGCCTGCACCATCTGCATATATAATATCAGCAGCACCATTAGCAATAGTTGCATTCGAACCTGATCCTTGAGTGAAAACAACTTCTTGACCAGAATTATTCACAACAAAATAAACTTTATCTTGAGTATTATCACTGATAGTTATTGTGTTTGTTCCTGAAGGTGAACCACCAAGAACAAGAACTTTGTACATACCATCAGTCAAAGATCCGTCTGTTGTTGTGAGAGTTGTTGTTGTTCCTGTTAATGAAATAGCACCGACACCACTTAATGCTCTGTCAATTATGTCAAAGTTTGTGTTGGTTGTATTTCCCCAAGTTCCTGATTGTTCACCAGTTCCTGGTTTTTCAATCCCTGTATTTAGTGTGTATGTGCTCGCCATATCAATCTATCCTTATAATACCTGTTGATCCTGCAGCTGGAAAGACTATTTTAAATGTTCCTCCTGCAACAGTAAAGTCTCCTCCAAATGCTAAAACTGCTATTGCTTTGTCACTATTGCTATCATTATATATTAAAGCACCATTGGCAGTAAAGGTTGCAGATGTCCATGTAGGATCATCAGCATCAAAATGTGCTGTCGTCCCTGTCGTTGAAACTGCTGCTGAAGTTAATGTTACACCACCTGCTGTGTAACCAGTTCCACTTATTTCGTTGCTTGTGCTATAAGCAGTTGTTGTTGCATCTAGTGATGCAGAGCTCGTGTAAAGAGCGATTTTTATTGTGTCAGTCGCAAGTTGGTGTCCTTCTTGTAGAATCTCAGACTTGAAACTGGTGCACATTGCTTGTGTTATTGCCATTTAAATACCTCCATCATATTCAGCTGTATAGTTGCGACCCATTTCTTGTTGAAATAATGCAATTGCTTCATCAAATTGGTCTTTATATAGTTTTACTGTTTCTCCTGCTTTAAGGAAAGCAGAACTTTCATAAAGTGCTGCAGAAAGTAAAACATTCTCTGCAAATGTTCCGACCCAACTGTTAGCATTAGTAGAAGAAAGTCCTGTTTCTGGAGCAATGAAATCAACTTGAAATGCTAATGTTGCACTTGGTGTCGGTGCTAATGTTATAACAATTCCCCCTGTTCCAGAGTTTTTTGTGCTATACATTATTGGTGTTCCAGTTGTGCTGGAATTTGGGTGAAAGTCTCTTAAATAAGAATCTATCTTATGATTTAAAAAAATTACATTACTGCTAGATGTCACTGAAACTTGTCTTATCATCCTTGCTGTTGCCACTGTATAATCAAAAGTTCCAACTGATAATGTTCCAGTTGTTATTTGTCTGAAACATGGTAAATTAGGCAATCTTTGAAAAATCATTCTTTCAGCTTGTGTTATAATTGTTGGTATAGAATTAGACAACTCTGTGCTATCATCTTCTAAAAAATTTTGTATATTAGAAACTAATTCTGTATAATTCATTTACTCACCATATCCACCATCACCCCATGCCTCATTTCCCCATCCAAGGATCTGTATTGATTCAGAACCAACACCACCTGTTCCTGCGACACCTGATTCTGTTATTGTGTTATTTCCATTTATATTACCAACACCACCTGTTCCTGCGACACCTGCCTCATTTATTGAAAGCTCTACACTGTCAAAATCAGTCGATGAAAGTGTATTTAATTGACCACCCATTGCACTATGACTTGTACAATAATAATAAAGAGTGGCTACACCTGCAGCAACTGTTATTTGAGTGTATGCTCCTGCTGATCCAGGAGTGCCAGAAGTTGTGACACCTGTGGTATATTCAGATCCTCCTCCGTGAGAACCATTACTTGTCGTTGAGAATCTTAAAGGATGACCAGAGTTAGAAGAATCTGATTGATCGAACCTATATGTTTTGCCCTCTTGTAAACTTATTGTTATTGCTGGACCACCACTGTCAATATAATATTTGTTCCCACTTCCAGGATTTACAACTGTTATTGCCAAAGATATTGTTCCTGATGATGGAGTGAATGCTGTACCACCCATCGCTGAATGACTTGTACAATAATAATAAAGAGTTGAAACACCTTCTGGCACAACAATTTGGGTATATGCTCCTGAACTTCCTGGAGTTCCATTAGTTGTTACACCTGTTGTGTATTCTGAACCTCCTCCATGACTTCCATTAGAAGTTGTAGAGAATCTTAAAGGATGGCCAGAGTTAGAAGAGTCTGATTGATCAAATCTATATGTTCCTCCTTCTTGTAAATAAAGTTGTTGTTGTAATACACTGTCGATGTAATACCTATTCCCACTGCCAGGATTTGCAACAGATACAGTATATTCAGTGTATCCAAGTGGAGCTCCAAGAGCACCAGTGCCTGCGACACCACTGCCTGCTATTTCTGAACTTAAAATTAATGATCCAATAGAGAAGTCTGCTTGTATTCCTGATATGCTTGTATTTTCAACTTCAAATGAAACAAATCCAACACTGCCTTTGCCAACTGGTAAATTTGGTTTTTTGTATTGTGTTGCTTGCATACCAGTTGGTGCATTGTTAAACCAATTAAAATTAAAAAATATAGAAACATTTTCAGGATCATTATTTGGTCTAGGATCAAATAATGCAGTTGGATCTATTATATTTTTTGGTGGTGTTAATCGAGGATGCTTAACTTCGAACTCTTCAGGCTCAACACGCAAGTTATTCCAAGTTGTTTTGAGTTGAGTATATGGAACTTCAAAACCACTTCTGTCGCTTATCGCTCTTGATCTTTTACCTTTTGCAAATCTTCCCATTATATCAAGTTCAATGCTGTTGGTTGTATTTTTAAACTTACACCATCATTATCACTAGATGCTGCAAAATTAAATGCTCTTTCATACATTTCATTTAATAGTTGAAATTTATCAGGAGCATATTTAACTGCTAATTTGCTTGCTAAACCTGCACAGATGCACTCACTCCAAGTATATGGAATGTCTGTATCTTGGTTTGATGCTGTTATATCTTCAAGTTGGTTCATTGCCCAATAACTGAGAACATAAGTATTTATGTCTGGTGCTTGCCAAACATATATTTTAGAAATATTGTTAGATCCAGATTGTAAACCTTTATCAAGCATATATTGACTTGGCTTACCAGATGAGCTTTTATTTGGTATTTGATTATATTCTTGCAATGTTATTCTATTTACAATAGTGTCGTTGCGAGTTGAATCTGCTGAATTAAATATAACAACATCCAACAAATCAATTACACCTGCTGGCAAATTATATGTTATGGTATCTGTTGATAAATTTAATGTTGCAGTGCCAACTGTCCAATAATTTATTCCTCTG